GATCCAACAGTAGATCAAAATGAAGCCAAGACCGATCTGTATCAAAAACAAAAAGATGAAGTGGCTAAAGACTGGGAAAACGCAAAAAATAATGGAGACACTGTAAAAGTAGGTCAATACACCTGGGACCAATGGGCATATTATTATGGATTAAATCCTAATGATAAAGATGATTTTGCACGTTTGCATTATCAGGTAAAGGGTCTAGGTGAAGGCTTTGATCCAGCAGAAGATGTTGTAACAGTTGATGATGCGCGAGCATATATCAACAACGTTGTCGTGCCAGCAATTGAACAGGCTGACCTTGAAATTGGAGATCAACCATTCTTGCAATTCACGACTCCTGAAGAATTTGCAGATGAATTACTTGAAGGTATTAGCCCAGAAGAAAACAAAGAAGAATGGAATCGCATTCTTGAAATGTATGGATTAGATCCCTTGTCTGCATCGTTGGAAGAAGTAAAAGACTATATTATTGAAGCAGTACGCACCAACCAAGCCCAAGACATTCGTGAATCAATTAAATATCTCAACGAGAAAAAATTAAAACCAACACAAGAACGATTAGGTGTTACTTATATTGAAAGAGCCGAAGATGAAAAAACAGTTGACAATCCAGAAGAAACTGCGTTATACACAATTTTTAAAAACTCAGGTTATGCAGGATCTGAAGATCAGTTTTACGATGAATTTATGTCTGACACTAGTAAATCAGAACAGCAGTTATTGGCCAAAGCGATGTCAGGGGATTTAGGTTTAAGTGAAATCGGAACTGATCCTTTTGAAGCACTAGCCGACGTAAGTAGTTTTTTTGGAACAGAAGAAGATATCTTTGGCTCTCCAGTTGATAAAGCTGAAAAAGAAGAAGATAAGCCTACAACATCTAGTTATTTTAGACTGTTTGAAGATGACGAAGCAGAGCCAACAAAATCAAATGCGGCTGAGTCTTACATCTCTGAATTTACATCTCTCTTTAAAGGATTTAAATAATGTCAGATAAAAGAAAAAAGGCAGCTAAGGCAGCTAAGATACATAAAGATTCAATGCCTTGCAATAAACCAAGGAAAACCCCTGGTCACAAGACAAAATCACATGTAGTAAAGGCATGCCAAGGGGGAGAGGAAAAGATTATTCGTTTTGGTCAGCAAGGAGTTAAAGGCGCAGGTAAAAACCCTAAAACAGAAAAAGATAAAGCTCGCAAAAAATCCTATTACGCCAGACACAATGCCCAAGATCCCAATCCAAGCAAGATGTCAGCCAGATACTGGTCGCACCGTGAAAAATGGTAAGTATAGCCATTATTGAATAAATTAGATACAATACAGATAATTATGCCTGTACGCAATGTCCGATTATTCACGGGCAATTAAACTCATCAAGCTCTATGAAGGGTTTAATGAACGGGCATACCCCGACCCAGAGACTGGTGCAGAACCCTATAGCGTAGGTTACGGTACCCAGTTTTATCCTGATGGTTCACCAGTGAAGCAGGGTAATTGTTGCACCAAGCAGAAAGCAGCTGAATATCTTTTGAAAGAAGTTCAAGTCATTGCAAATGATCTAAAGCAGCTCAACCTGGGACTAGATCACTCCATGGAGGAAGCCCTGGTATCCTTCATCCACTCAATTGGTTGGGACCCTTTTCTTTACAGTGACATCATCGATTACTGTGACAAAGAAGAATGGATTGCAGCAGCAGAGGCCATGACCCATTGGGTCTTTGATAACCAACACAAAGTCATTGGTAACCTCGTGGAACGACGCAGAGAAGAAGTACGTCTATTCCTATCTGAGATGAATGCCAATGCCTGGACCTCAGGAGAAGTACTCCTAAAGGCATTCAGGTTGTATTCTGCAACACCCCATGAAATCAGGGCAATTAGAAATTTGGAAAATCAGATTAATCCATATGTACTAGCTGAGTTCAATAATCAGTTTCATCTCGCCGACGAGGATTCAAATTACAAGTCATGGGAGTAAAATAAAAGAAGCGATCGGATTACGCATGGGACAATCTGCAGAAACAAGGGAATTTGAAATGCCCCTTCATTTGCAGCTCGCCATGCGTCGGGCTGAACTTGAAGCACAGGAATTAACCTGGGATCAGCTTGTAGTCGCACTCTTAAACCTTTACCACCAGCGACTCCTGGAAATTCAAGCAGTAAAAGATATGCTGCAAGAAGAAGGGATTGAATTGGATTTTGATATCCCTACAGACATTGAACTCGCCCAGCTTGCAATGGCAGTGGGCGAGGATGAATATGATGACGATGATGAGGAAGGACTCTGCAGCCCGTTCTAGGGCTCATCGTCAACCATTGAGATCAAACGATCAAGATACCACTTACACTTCCTCAGATCTTCAATACCCCCTTTATCACGCCACCTCCACAAGTACTTGGCGCAGTTACCTTGCAGGAATCCTTTATATCCTTCTGGCGTTAGCTGCGCTTCGATACCTTCAATGCATTCAATGCCTGCGTTATTGTAATGCTTGGGTTTTAAAACATTATCAAATAATTCAGGGCGTTTTTCCTCTACGGCCCAGGGCACAGGACAAACACCGCCAGGGCAATCAGTAGTTGCGTCGGTATCTACCGGCTCAAACCACGACGTTTCCGAGACATCTCCATCTCCTCCTCGCTGGGTTCCGCATCCAGTTCGATCATCAATGCTCGAGGCTGGGGCATCGCACCCATCGCAATTCCTTCCTCCGCACTTGGAATCGTTCCCGTCACTCCGCATCGCTTTTGCATTGGATCTAAAGACAGGTTCATCCTAGGACGAGATTCCTGTGTGGCAACCAGGCCACGGTTGTATTGATCATAAAGAGGCACATCTGCTTCTTCATTATCCAGCTCTTGACCAAACATAGATGCATCAAGCATCCTGCTTTTAACTTCATCATTTGATTCGATGAAAGCATCTAAGAAACGATCCATGCTTTTTATAAATCTAGGTTGACCTCAATTAGAATTCTACTATGGCAAGCTTTTCGGACCCCACTTATAATCGCGCAAAAGACTCTGCTAGTTCAGGTGGATACGTAACAGATCTTACCCCTGAGCGGAGTTACGATGTTGACGTGCGGCGTCTCGATGAAGACGAACAATTGATTGCTGATCGGGCAGATACTCGCAACGAAGGAAAGCAGAATCGTGTTCGTAGGTTTTTTCAAGCAGCGAAAGCAGCTGGAAAATATCGTCAGAAGAATTCAATTGATGAACCATTGATTCGTGGTAAGCCTACCAGGAATGAAGCATACATCTCTGGTACGTTCACACCAAGCTTGGGTGACGAGATGGGGCCAGCGGGAGGCATGAAGTATGCTGAAAAGCCCCAACCATTCTCAGGCAGGTCTTACCAATGGCTTGATGCTTTCTTCTAAACTTTGCTAACCACAACTTCTAGCGGCTGCCCCTGGTACTTACCAGACCTAGTTTCGTACGTAGTGCTGCACGGCTCACCACGGAAGAAGATCAGTTGACAAATGCCTTCATCTGCGTAGATGCGATTAAAGAGTCCAGTACAGTTACTGATCTCAAGCGTAAGATGACCTTCCCATGCAGCTTCAATAGGTGTCAAGTTGGCAAGGATACCTGAACGTGCATACGTGCTTTTACCAATAGCCAAAGCAGTAACATCTTCTGGCATCTTCAAACACTCTTCTGCTACACCAAGGCAATAGCTATATGGCGGCAACAGAAAATACTGACCACGCTCATCGGTATGCAACGCAGCAGGTTTAAGGATGTCGCGATTAAAATCTTTAGGATCGCAATCACCTTCTGAAGGACGGCCAAAGATCAAACACTGCTTAGGAGAAAAGCGAATATCGTAGCCGTATGAGCTTAACCCATAGCTAATAACTTTTTTACCATCCTTAACGCGAACAAGTTTCTCCTCAAAAGGAGTGATCATGCCCTGCTCCAGGGCTAGTTCTTTGATTTCTTTGTCGCTCAGGATTGACATACTGAATCAGTCAGTTCAACCAATATAACCTAAATCCATTGGTAAAACATTAAGAGAACTTAAACAAGCACCTTGCCTTTCTCTGAGTAGATCTGCACGAACTCCTGTGTTTTTTCTTCTACATTTTCCTTAGGATGTAAATACACCACTAAGCTGCAGGCGGTATTCATGGCTCTTGTTGAACCATCTGCATAATAATGCCTGATCAAAGAGGGTCTAATTTTAAGAATGCAGACAGGATGATCAAACATATCCTGCCCGTACATAATCATATCCGGGAAATTGGTAAAGAATATTGCTTGTTCAATCTCATTTGCTAACCATTTCTTTTTTAATGTGCGCCACCATAGTGCATGACCCGATGTCAACGTAGGAGATAAACCCCTGGTAGCCTTCCACCTATCATTTTTTTTATCCCAGAAATATGATTTGCTGGGAGGAAATAAATACACCTTGCCGTACCAGGGCATGTCATTCAGGCCATCTTCTTTTGGTGTGTAGAAATTCTTAGCACCAACGTATTCATTAGCTTTGGCTGAACTTGCGGGATCCAGATCAATCTCACCTAAAATCAGATGAGCAGAATCGACAAGATCACGATTTGTGATCCATTCAAAATCTTCGGTTCTTGTGTTGCCCCTACGAAGCCCCATCAGCAGTTTTGTTGTAATCAATTTCCAAATATCTTAACCCAGCATCATCGTTAATGATGTAACCCGCTTTTTCATCTGGCTTGATGCGTTGAGCAGCACTGAGGATACGCCTGAAGGTTTCTGCAAGGTCGCCTTTATTCTCTGAATCAAGCTTGTCCGCAGCAGAACTCAACTCTTCAAGCGTCATCCACACCACAGCACGTTCTTGGCCTGGTTGCATACACATGACCCCTGGCCCCTCAGCGTCCCAGAATCGGGTGTAATGTTGACCCATATCCGCAAGGATCAACTTCATTACAGTGTCAAGCATTTTTGCTTCTGTAGGGTCAGCCGGATTGCTGAGCGTTTGAAGCAAGAGTTTTTCGCGTCGATCAGTCATAGGGAATCAATTGTTGTCTTTTTAGTACCACAAGCATTTTAGGTAGTGGCTGGTAGATGACGACCAGCTTACCCAACAAGCCACGTTTTTTCACAAGGTTTCCTTTATTATCACGCAGTTTGTCAAATTCTCCTGATCTAATCAGGTATTCCGCAACACACCTGAGTCTTCTCTTGAGAGGCAAATCAGCTTTCGGAAAGCGATAGCAGATTGTCTCGGGTTGCATATCTAAGAATGCAAGACGCAATCTATTAGCAAGAGTCATTGATGTGTTGGGATCTTCCATCTCGAAATCCCTCAACATTCTTAAGTATCTTTTAAGGGTTCCCTCGTCAAATGATCCTTCTGGTGGCAAGAAGGGTTTTACTTGTTTAGCTAGGGATTTGGGTAGTTGTACCAGGCAGTCTTTTAACGTGACATGATCAATGTCAAACAGGTCAAAACGATGGGACATATCATTTGTTGACGTCAGAGGGTTTTGCTACATTTGGATTCGGCTGGTACTTGTATTCATTGCTTGCGGTATAAAGATTTTTTGCAATAGGCGCATCAAAAGTTCTTAGATTTGCTTCAGGACCTTTATAGAAAGAAAGAATTAGATTGTTCCAAGGAATTCTTACCATCATTTTATTAGAGCCTTTGGGAATTGTGATATAGTGCACCCCCTGGACCCAACCTTTTTTGGGATCTTTTTTACCCTGAAGAATCCAGTTACGAATCGTTTGATCTGTTACAGAAAGGCGTTTAGCACATTCATCAACTGAGATGTATTCGTCTGCATAAATCTCTGGTGATGCGACATCAGTTTCTTCGTTCTTATAGCGGCTATGCCACATTGCACCAAGTACTACACGAATACCCCTCAGCTCATCAGCAATATTTTGTAACGCAGTTTTGATTCCTGTTTTACTCTGTGTTTCCATCCCTAAAAATTAATGCTAAAGTCTAGGAAAATGATTGCACACTTTTCATGGAAGATCAAGTTCCTTCCAGCAATATCCCTGGTCAGGCCACTGAACAGCAACCTGTTCAACCTACTATTACTGCTGAGCAGCTCCAGGAGATGAAGCGTATGGCACTAGAAAATGCCATCCGTCAACAACAGGCAATGCAACAGCAGCAAGCCCCTGTCTTCAACCGAGAGCCTGAAGTTGTATATGTTCGTCGCAATCTCACTATTGCGGAACTACTTCTTGTTATTGCTTTGTCCTGCGGTATTGTCACAGGTATTCAAGCAGCCTGGAACTTTACTACAGATCTTTTGCCTCGTATTGAAATTCGAGAAAAATAATCCAGTCTATAATAGTTGGATAGGGCTTGGGTTATCTTTAGGTGGCAAATAGACGAATAAGTGAATTTCCCCTGATTGGTGGAGCTGAAATTGATGAACCGGATCTTTTAACTCTGGTTCACGTTTTTGAAGTTGACCCTGTTTTACGTAATAAGAAAATTACCTTTTCAGGTTTTAAGGATTACCTGAATGAATACTACGTGCCTAAAACAGGTGGCACATTTAATGGTGATGTTGTTATCAACGGGGTTCTTACTGTTAGTGGTGCTACAAATGTTACAACTATTACCGGATCTGATTTAGCAACTTTCAGTGGTGTTGTTGTTCAAAACAATCTAAACGTTACTGGCACCACAAGCGGAACTACCGTCACTGGTACAGCAGCTAATTTTACTTCATTTCAAGGTGTAAGCGGAGTTTTTACTGATCAAGTATTTGGTGATGTTGTAACAGGTAACACTGGTAAATTTACGGATGTTTCTGGTACAACTGCATATTTTAGTAGTCAAGTAAGAAGTACAACTTTAACGGGCACTTACGTAAGAACACCTAATCTTATTGCTACAAATGCCACAGTAACAAACACTGTTTCAGGCTCAACAGTAACAGGGACAACGGCTAATTTTACAACAGGTAACTTTGGCACCTTAGTTACGAGTGGTCATACTGTTACAGGAGATGCTGTAATCTCTGGTGACTTAACCGTTTATGGCCCGGGAACTTTTGGATCTGGCATTGTAGTCACAGGTGACATTAGTGGTACGAGTGTTAATGCAACTTATGTAACAGGTGCAATTATTAGTGGAGGAGCAGTATTATTTGATGTCGCTATTGTAACCAGCGGTATTTTTACTGATCAAATTTCTGGGGCAACAATTACAGGTGATACGCTCCAAGCATCCGATATAACTGGTATATCAGGTGTGTTTACCACAAGCCTGTCAGGTGCAACAATCAGTGGTGACACGGTAAACACATCAACAATTACAGGTGCATCCGGTGTATTTACATCTCAAGTTTCCGGTGCAACCGTAACAGGTGATACTTTAAAAGCGACAACAATAACCGGTGGTACGGGCGTTTTCACAACAAGCATCTCTGGCTCAACAATTACAGGAGACACCGCTCAGGTAGATAGCTTAACCGGTAACACAGCTGGTTTTACATCTGTCACAGGAACAACGGTTACTGGCACCACGGCAAACTTTGTCTCTGGTGTTTATACAACACAGTTATCTGGCGCAACTATCACAGGAAATACTCTTCAAACATCTGGTTTTACAGCTGTCTCCGGTATTTTTACCTCCAGTGTTTCTGGAGCAACAATTACTGGCAATACGTTCCAGGTGTCTAGTATTACTGGTATTTCTGGTGTATATACATCAAGTCTTTCTGGTGCATTAATTACAGGAATCAGTGGTAACTTTGGTGTATCCGGTGTTACATCGTTAAATACTGTCAATGCAACAGGAACAATCAGTGGTGTAACAATTACAGGCACTACAGTTCAAGCAACAAATATTACAGGGCAAACTGTTGTTGGTACCACAACTGTTTCAGGAGCTAGTGTTACAGGAGACACAGGCAATTTTACAGACATAACTGGTAGCACTCTTGCGGTTACAACTCCTTCAGGCGCGACACCAGCAATTGTGTGTTCCGGTGTTGTATCAGGTGGAACCGGTGGATTTATTATTCAAGGTCCGTTAGTAATTTTGCCGTGATAAATAAAGTAAAATAAGGAAAAAGGATTAATTCAATGGCTTACGGCGAACTAAAAGTTGATTCAATTACTTTTACTGATGGCGGTTCTGATGTAACCGTATCAGTATCTGGATTAACCAAAAACCCAACGTTTAGCGGTGACATTGTTGTTAGTGGAAATATTTCTGGTACTACAATTACAGGTAATTCTGCAGGCTTTGGTTCTGTAACGGGAGTCACAGTTACTGGTACAACAGCAAACTTTGTATCTGGTGTATTTACAACTCAGGTTTCTGGAACAGCAATTACTGGAGATACTGCTGGATTTACTACGGTAACAGGAACCACGGTCACTGGTACCACGGCTAATTTTGTTACTGTTTCCGGAACAACTGTAACTGGTGACGCAGGACAGTTTACTTCAATTACAGGTAGTACCGCAGGCTTTACAACAGTTACAGGCACTACGGTTACTGGTACCACGGCTAATTTTGTCACTGTTTCTGGAACAGCAATTACAGGCGATACGGCAGGATTCACAACTGTTACGGGAACTACAGTTACTGGTACAACGGCTAACTTTGCTACGGTTTCAGGCACCACGGTTACGGGTGGGACCGGTAACTTTACTTCTATTTCAGCAACCACAACAACTATTACCTCAGGTGTTTTTGATGATGGAACTGCCGCTGCTCCATCGATTACGTTCACTGG